CACCGTGACGCTGTCGCAATCGGTAGCCGGCTTGGACGCTGAGTTTGTAAGAACATTTATGATTCATATGATTAACGGCTTGGCCAAACGAGGTGGCAGCGATGTCCATTAATAACCGCAAACCCGTGCATTTAGAGTATTCCAGTGGTAAATCGCCACGGCAGCAAATTTGGGAAAAAATACGTTGGTTAAAAAAGTTTGAATTGATCAATTTGGTTAACGAACTGCCAGGCACAATCGATAGATCAACTACTCGCACTTATGTTAAGTCGCTAGTTAAATCCGGTCATTTGGAGCCGTATTCGGGCGACACTTATCGTTTGGTTGTCGATAACGGCGTAGAAGCCCCACGTATCAACAAAAAAGGCGAGCTGGTTAGCCAGGGCTTAGGCCAAGAAAACATGTGGCGTACCCTGCGCAACATTGGCGGCGCGCTGAGCTACCGCGAGCTAAGCGCGTTAGCATCGACAGAAACAACCCAAATCAATCCGGAATCGGCGCGCGATTACCTGGGCAACTTAAAACAAGCCGGCTATCTCACTACTGATGAAAAAGGTAAGTTTCGACTGTTGGCGGCAATGAATACCGGCCCACGCCCGCCCATGGTGCAACGTATACGCCAGATATTCGACCCCAATCTGGGCAAGGTCATGTGGCGTAGCGAAGGGGCGCTAGATGACTGACATATTAGAAAAGCTGAAGCGTGAATACGCGCGCACCAGCATCACCCATGTAGCTCAGCGCATTGGCGTGCCGCGTTGCACCCTGAGCCTAGTTGTCAGCGGTAAATACGGTCTATCGACGCAACGGCCGAACGGCGCTAACCCTAAACGCATACTCGCCAAGTTCGAGTTGATTTATAGCCGCATCGACTGCCCGCATTTAAAGCAATCGTTAACCCGCGAGATATGTCAGGTTTATGCCGAAAAAAAACGACCCAACAACCCCATCGGATTACAGCACTGGCGCGCCTGCCAGAACTGCCCTAACAAACCTACTGGAGACAGAATATGAGCGATGAAATTTTAGAATACTATAAAAACCGTCTGTTCAGCAGAGAGCAGCATATAACCTGGTTAAACACCCAGATCACGCGGCTCAAGCGCAATGCAATGTTGCGTACTTATGTGCCCATTTTTGCCATATTGGCGAGCCTGGTGCATTTGTGGATTGATATCGATGTTAATGAGTTTCCGGCCGGCGGTTGGTTATTGCTGCTAGTGGTCGGCCTGGTGTTGGGCTTGTCGCTCGGATTGCTGTTAGGCATTGCGGCCTATGACCGGTCTTTGTTTTGCGACGATTTTAAAACACGGAGGCAACGGTGAAATCGGTGATTGCATTGGTTATAACAGTAATGATCCTGCTGGCTTTATTAATCCATGACGATGCAGCGATAACCCACAAAACAGAGTGCGAGGTACATTATGTCTGAAATCATGAAGGGCTATAAACAAGACAGCTTTGGCCGGCTAGTGCCCATTGAAGCCATTGACAAAATCGATCTTTTGAGAGACCAAACAGTTAGCAAAATCGTGCAAAGTGGCTTAGATATGCAGGAAAAAATGACGCAATGGAAACGCCAGGCAATGGACGATATCGTCGCGTTTTGCCAGCTATCTGCTGAAAACTACGGCGTGAAATGGGGCGGCAAAAAGGGGAACTTGAGCTTGGTTAGCTATGACGGCCGCTATAAAGTCCTGATTGCGGTTAGTGACTCGCTCGCGTTTGATGAACGTTTGCAGGTAGCAAAATCATTGATTGACGAGTGCATACACGAATGGACAAAGGACAGCAAAACCGAGATCAAAACCTTGGTTGAGCATGCTTTCCAGACTGACAGGCAGGGTAACATCAATGTAGGACGCATATTTAGCCTTATGCGAGTAAAAATTGAACACCCGAAATGGCAGATGGCTATGGAAGCGCTGAAAGACTCCATTCAAGTCACCGCGACTAGCCAATATCTAAGGCTATACCAGCGCGTTGGCGACACTGACAAGTACGAACAAATACCACTAGATTTGGCCAGGCTTTAGTAGGAGGCGTCATCATGAGCTATTGGGTATTAAGGGATTATCCGGAAAAAGGCATTCTGCCGGTTAGACAAGAAAAAAATGATTGTGAAATAGCCAGTCAACTAAGACAGCAAACCGAGGATATCCGCTATCTGGCAGGCTTGGCTGATAGCATCGAAGAAATGGAAGCGGAAATCGCAAAAGCTAAAGAGCTTGAGCACCGTGCCCAGGCATTGGATTTAGGTGGTGCGCGATGAATGACGAACAGAAAAAAATTTTGGCCAAAATTAAAAAATGCTTGGCTTTAGCGAATAGTAGTAACCAGCAAGAATCCGAAACCGCCATGCGCCAAGCCTCAGCATTAATGGAAAAATATCAGTTGAGCGAGTCAGATATTGAGATGGCGAATATCGTTGAAAATGTAATCAAGTCATCGGCAAGACGAAATCCGACGCACCACGAAACGCGGTTGGCTTCAGAATGCGCGAGCGCTTTTGATTGCACTGTGTTTGGCTTGTATGACTACAGGGCTGGCAATTATTCATGGGTATTTGTCGGCACTAAAAGCGCGTCTAAACTAGCATCTTATTGTTTTGATGTATTGTCGCGTCAGCTGAAAAGAGACCGAAAGCAATATCAAGATAACAAGCTTAAACGCTTCAAACGCCGAAACAAAATAGCACTATCCGATCAATTCGCCAGAAGCTGGGTGAATGCCGTTACTCACAAAATTCGGCGATTCGCAAACCCGGATTTAAATCGCGTTGAATTAGTTAACAAATATATGCAAGCACATCATTCTGACCTTGTACCGTTTACGCCTAGAGTTAATACAGGAAGGCGTAATGATAGTGCTGTCGAGAATGCATCACTTAATGGCTATCGTGCAGGTGATAACGTTAATTTGAATCATGGCCTGAACGGCGGCACCGCGCAAAACCTATTGGAGACCGCGTCATGAGTAATCACGCGTTACCTCATTACAAAGCTGACGCCCGCCGGCGAGCCGCCTTGGCCAAAATCCATATCGGCACCAAAATGCTGGGCATGGATGACGATACCTACCGCGCCATGTTGTTAACTCTAGGTGGTGTTAAGTCCAGCAAGGATTTAACCAGCGAAGGTATTAACTCGGTGATTCGGCATTTGGAAAAATCCGGCGCGGTGTTTAAACAGGCGCAAAAACACGGCCGCAAACCCAACACCCTACCCAGCCAATCCGACCGCGTGCCGAAACTCAAAAAGATCGAGGCACTATTAGCCGAAGCCGGCCGGCCCTGGGGCTATGCCGAAGCCATGGCACAGCATATGTACCAAAAGGAAAAGCTCGAATTTTGCAGCCACGATGAATTAGCCGGGATTATTGCCGGGTTGGTTAAAAACGCCAGGCGCGAAGGGCGGAGGGTCAAATGAATGATAAAAAATTAGAATACATCGAAGAATGGCAGTGCTCAACGTGCGAAGAACCCTGCACAATTATTGCTCGAAGATCACGCTATTATGGCGAGGTGCCGCAAGTAAACGGTAATGGGAATTTTGGCTGTTTGTGCGAATGCCGATCAATGTCAGCCAAGGCTGTTGAATGGGTTTTGATCAGTTTTGCACCTAAAGGCAAGGCCCATGCATCTTAACCGCTGCCCTGTATGCCACGCCCGCATCAACCTGGACGCGCTGGCGCAAGACGAGGCCGGCCGCGAATTGATGGGTCTGTTGGCCAAGCTGGATACAGACACGGGTACCGCGTTGGTGGCTTACCTCAGCCTGTTCCGGCCCAAAACCCGTGATCTGGCCAATGATCGTGCGCTTAGATTGACCAAAGAAGTGATGGCACTATCCGATGCTATGCCAGCATTAGCCGAGGCCTTGCGCATCACGGTTGAACAAATCCGCGCCAAGGCTGGCGATGCGCTGAGCAACCACAACTACTTGCGCAAAGTGTTGGGCGATTGCAGTGGGTTTAAAACCGATATCGCCGCGTCCGGAATGGAAATCAAGAAGCACATCGACAGCTTGACGGTTTACGGCAAAGACCCGCGCAGTAAAACCGCTCAAGCATTGCAAAGCTTAGAGGACTTCGGCAATGACCAGTGAAGACTGGCTCAAAAAAGCCGTTAGCCGCGGATTGCAAGGTTTGATCGTCCTGCACCTGGAAGGCGCGCCCAGCGCGGAAACAGTAGTTAAAACCGCCGGCGTATGGGTGCATGTAATGCGCAGTTGGCCTATTGAATGGATTGAAGAACTAGACAGGCCACGACTACGAACGGCATTTACTGTGTTGGCCGGTCAATGCAGGCGTTGGCCTGCACCTACTGATTTACGCACCCATTTGCCAGCCAGAGTGTATCCTGAAGCACTGCCTGCACCGGCCTATCCTGCGGATAAGGCCAAGGCCAATTTGCAAAAGATACGGGACTTAATGGCGGAAAAATTAACCGGCATGACCGCCGGTAATAGGGGCAATAAGCCATGAACCTGCCACCTCTCCCCGTCCAATACCTGCCCGAAGGCTTGCGCACTATCGCCGACGCCTGCGGCTGGGACGTGATGTGGAAACTGTGGGATAATTTCGCCGGCGGCCGCCTGAATGTTCCTAAAAAGCCGTCAGACGATAATCCGATATTTTTAGTGCTGAATAGTGCGGAATCGGCCGTATTCTGCCGGGAATTCGGCGGGGAAATCCTCAACATACCCAAAGCCGATGCAGCCAAACGCGCGGTGCGCGACCAGGCCCTGCGCGCAGAACGCTCGGCAGGCACGGAGATCAACCGGCTATGCCTGAAATACAAGTTAACCTACCGGCAAATCCAAACCATTTGCCGCGAAGATAGCCCCATGCCGAATAACTTGAGTTTGTTTGATTGAAATCCTTTTTAAAACCGGAGAAAGCCATGAAAAAGAAATTGCTGTTGCTACTCGCGCTAACATTGCAAGGCTGTGAGGGAGTGCCGACAGATCCTGTTATCGATAATGCTAAAGACGCATTGACGGCGGCATATATTCAGCACATCAAATCCCAAGATTACACCTATGTAAAATGCGATTACCGATTAATAGATGCCAGAAATATTGTCAGATGCGGCATTTCTGCCGGCGGCTCGACAATGATTAAGAAAGCTTATTGGGAAATCGTAAAAGCCGAGGATGGCTACATCACGACGTATGCGATGAATGGCAAGGCGCTAAGCGCACTGGATTTAATCGTCAATACCGGCGAGTACAAGTCAGGCGCTGGTGTTCGCCAACCATTAGATATTGCTAGCGTTGAAAAAGTATTTGATAATTAACAGATAGGCCCAAAGACAGTTTTTACATAATCTGATCAGCCCCGTTATAAATCCAGCAACCCGCGAAACGCTTCGCATCAAAACCCCTTAGTCATTTCCTTAGACTGTTTCCAATCGGAGGCAGTCATGAAGGCATCTCAAGCAGCATATCAACTCATTAAAGACTTTGAGTCGCTTAGGCTCAAAGCGTATTTGTGCCCGGCCAGAAAGCTGACCATCGGCTGGGGACATGTGATCATGCCTAAATTTGATGCGCATTTGTTTGCTTTTTCTGCCGAGGCGTTGAGCCTAATTAAAGCCGAGTGTCAAAACAAAGGCGTATTAACACATGACGCTTCGCTACTAGTGATTAACGAGGTTAAAGCCCAGCATCTACTGGAACGGGATATTCACCAGGTTTCATTGTTTTTAAATTCTGTCGGTTTGTCCGAACTTAAACAAAACCCCTACGACGCGCTAGTGTCGTTTGTGTTTAACGTTGGCCAGGGTAATTTCGCGACATCCACCCTGCGCAAAAAACTGCGCAACGAAGATTTCTTGGGCGCGGCAGATGAATTCGACCGCTGGGTTTACGGCACGGTTAACGGCAAAAAGCAAAAAGTTAACGGTCTGGTCACCCGTCGAGTGCGGGAAAAAACATTATTTTTGAGTTAATGGTAGCCAGCGTGCGGTGCTATCGGGGTGCAAAAAAACACACGTAGCCGAACGCCTGTTTTTCTCAATTTCACGGGCGCGAACCGGCCGGCGGCTGCACGATACGCAGCATTTTTAAACGGGAGATTTTATGGGCAATTTTACGAATAGTCGCATTATCAAACTACAGGCCAGGATCGTGTATCTGGCACAGCTGATTGAGGTGCGGCAGGGTGACCTTGAAAAGCGTCACAAGCAGCGTTTTTACGCGTCATTACCTGAGCGCTTGGCCGCCGAACATGCCGTGGAGGCCTTGGAGACGGAACTGAGTGTGGTTAAAAAAAATTATCAGGAATCACTGTTCGACTTAATGGTGTCCGGCATATCACACCGACTGTATGTCTCATTCATTGAGCGATTGGAGGGGCCGTGCTTGGTTTGGAATCAATAGGTAATCTAGTTGCGACGGCAATCGACAAAGCTTGGCCGGATGCCAATATCGAAGCACAAGCCAAGGCAGATGAGTTAAAAAACAAACTGACATTAGAGTTACAAGCGGTGCTGGGTCAGTTGGATATTAATAAAGCCGAAGCCGCTCACGCGTCTGTATTCGTTTCCGGCTGGCGCCCGGCCGTAGGCTGGGTGTGTGCCGCCGGATTCGGTTATGAGTTTCTGTTGCGGCCTTTGGTCAATGGTGTCGCCATTAGCCTGGGCATACCGCCGGTATTTCCGGGCATAGAGGTTGACGCGCTGAGCTCGTTATTAACCGGTCTACTGGGGCTGGGCGGGCTGCGAACTATTGAAAAAATTAAAGGCGTGGCGAGGCGTTAATGATGGGTTTGGAGAATCCGGAGCCGCGCATGACGGAAGACGAAGTGGGTCAGCATGCCGGGCAATTTTTTAACGATCTGGCACTAATGCAGCACAAACAATCACAAGCCCCTGAACACGAATCTTTGAAGTGGTGTGTGCAATGCGGGTCGGAAATTCCGGAGCCGCGCCGCAAAGCTCTGCTAGGCGTTGAATTGTGCATAGATTGCGCCCGTGAAAACGAAATCAAGCAGAAGAGGTTTGCATGATAACGACTGACCAGGCCAAATTGATGTTTGACGTGGTGCAGACGGTGCTGATTTGCATCGTCGGCGTAATGAATTGGCTAAACACGCGCCAGCGTGTCACCACGCAAAGCATTAACGGCCTCAAAGAGGGCATTGATGAGCGCATCGATCACCACGCCGAACGACTAACCCGATTAGAGCAGGACTTTAAAAACACGCCTGGCCATAAAGACCTGGCCGAGATTTATCAAGAGCTAAGGTCAATGGCCAAGTTAATGTCCGATATCAACGCCAATTTGGCCGGCCAACAATCCACATTATCAGCGGTAAAAGGTCAAGTGGAGCGCATGGATTCGTATTGGCGGAGCAAAAACTGATGGCTGCGCATATTGCACCGGTGGTTTTGCACGTGCGGATTTACGACGGCAATATCAACATAAATCGGCCACTACACGAAATGACCGAACCCTACCGCTATCACCTGTTAGTGCTGATAAACGATAAGGGAGTGGCACGGTTGGAGGGTTTAGATGGCAGTATCGAGATTAAAGACCGCCGGGAATTAATCCGCTTAAAAAACTACGGCGTGTGCCGCGTCGAATGGCGGCATGGCGAAAACGAATACGCAATTGATCTGGAGTAACCATGCCCGATTATAACCAGCACATGGCCGGCCACCGCCGGCTAAATATTTTAAATCTGCTAGATAACGCGTTGGTTTACACACTCAACGAGGTTGATGTGAAGGCGCAATTGGCCGCATTAGGCCAGAACGTATCCACCGATACGCTACGCGGCGATCTGCAATGGCTGCACGAACAAGGCTTGGTCTACGCTAAGCATGAGGCCGGAATATGGGTGACGACATTAACCAGTAGAGGCGGCGATGTGCGTATGGGCTTGTCTGAAGTGCCGGGCGTGGCCAGACCGGAGCCGAAATGAGCAAGCCTAAGAGTGTTTTCATAGCAGCGGCATTGAGCTTTGCGCTTTGCTCAGGTCTATGTGCCGGCGGTTTGCAGCGGCAACACAGCCTACCACTGCAAAATTCACGCTATGAAAAAACCAAACGCCGGCGATCACGCCACGAAGTTAGGGGCTGGTAATGCCACCGCGTAGCGCCACCGAACAACTGCCCGACGCCATCCTGGACGAACTTAACCAGCGCCTAGTGGCCAGTGGGTTTGCCGGTTATGTCGCATTGTCCGATTGGTTGGCCGAGCAAGGCTACCAGATCAGTAAATCCGCTATCCACCGCCACGGCTCAGCCTTGCAGGCCAGCATGGAAAAATCGATCAATCGCGCACGCGAGCGGATGGAGATTGCAAAAGCCTTAGGCGGCATGACAGACAAAGAAAAGGCCTCACTGCTAGAGGCCAGCGAAATGGTGGCTATCGACCAGATGATGGATGTGCTGGAAAGCCTAAGCGGTTGGGAAGTCAGTGATAAAGCGGCAATTATCCCCAAGTTGGCACGGGCTATTGCTGATATTGGTCGCAGTGCAACCGGCACTGCAAAATGGCGCAAGGATTTTGAGGCCGAAGCGGCCCTTAAAGCAAAAACACTTGCGGCAGCAGAGGCAACGCAGGCCGCAAAAGCGGAAGGTGTTTCTGAGGCGGGATTAGCGCGTATTAGAGCGGCATTAGGTATGGTGGCATGATGATTACATTCAACAAGATAGCTAAAGACGTTAGGAAAAAACTGGATTTAGTAATTCAATCACTTTTTTTTAGCATGATTGAGGGGCTTGGATTTGGTATTGGCATATTAATCGCCATATTTATTTTGTTTCAATCGCATGGGTAACGCGCGAGTCGCTCCCAGCAATCCGGACGCCATTTTTTTACCCTTCCAAGAGCGTTGGATCAAAGACAATTCTCGCTTAAAACTCATGGAAAAAAGCCGGCAGATTGGCATTAGCTGGTCAACGGCATACACCGCTGACGAGCGCACGGCCTTGGCTGGTGCTAAATGGGATCAATGGGTTTCCAGCCGCGATGAATTGCAGGCCCGATTGTTTATTGAAGACTGCAAGTTTTGGGCGGGCATTCTGCAAATTGCCGCCGAGGATTTGGGCGAGCGAGTCATTGATGAAAAAACCAAATTGACCGCCTATGTGCTCGAGTTCGCCTCCGGCAAGCGTATCCATTCGATGTCCTCCAATCCCGATGCGCAAGCAGGCAAACGCGGCGGCCGCATTTTGGACGAATTCGCGCTGCACCCTGATCCGCGCAAGTTATGGTCTATCGCTTATCCCGGCATTACCTGGGGCGGCAGTATGGAATTAATCAGCACCCACCGTGGCAGCCATAACTTTTGTAACCAGCTGATCCGCGAAGCCCGCGAAGCAGGTAATCCCAAGCGCTTGAGTCTGCACCGGGTTACGTTACAAGATGCGCTAGATCAGGGGTTTTTGTTCAAATTGCAAAAATCACTGCCAGGTGATCACGAAGTGCAGGCCATGGATGAGGCAGCCTATTTTGATTTTATTAAATCCGGTTGTGCAGATGAAGAGTCGTTTTTGCAGGAATATCTATGCCAACCGGCTAATGACGATAGTGCGTTTCTGGAATATGACCTGATAGCTAGCTGTGAATACGACAGCGGCGAGGTTTGGCAAATCGATCTGGTAGAAAGCCGCCGGCGTGGCGCACAATTATTTGCTGGGCTGGATATTGGACGCAAAAAGGATTTAACGGTACTGTGGGTTTTAGAAAAATTAGGCGACGTGCTGTATACCCGCGCCATTATCGAATTGCGTAACATGCCTAAACCGGATCAAGAAAAAGTGCTATGGCCGATTTTGTCGTTGTTAGACCGCGCCTGTTTTGACAATACCGGTCTTGGCATCGGCTGGACAGACGATGCGCAAAAAGCCTTCGGCAAATACCGTATTGAAGGGGTTACGTTTACGGCCAACACTAAAGAGGTGCTGGCATACCCGGTGCGCGGCGCCATGGAAGACAAAAAGCTGAGAATTCCGTACAAGCCGGAAATTCGCGCCGATCTGCGCGCCGTCACCAAAGTTACAACCAGCGCCGGCAATATCCGCTTTACCGCCGAACGTTCCGAAAACGGTCATGCCGACAGATTTTGGGCATTGGCGTTAGCGGTGCATGCCGCGCAAACTGGCGCAACTGGGGCGATTTATACAAAAATGAGGTTACCATGGCTGTAGACCGCACATCAGAACAATTCCTGCTAAATGCCTACTCAGGTAAAGGCGGCTTTGCAACAGGCGATTATTTAATTGCTCACCCACGCGAGACCGATGAAAAAATAGCGCTTCGCCAAGAATTGGCGGTTTATCCCAATTACTGCCGGAAAATCGTCGATGTGTTCATGGGGTTTTTGTGGAAACAGTCGCCAACGCGGGATGTAGACGATTTATACATTAACTTTGCCCTAAATGCCGACG